GCTTGATCAGGTCGCGGCGGACCTTGCGTTCGTCGACAGGAACCGTGTCGAAGTCCGGCCAGACGATGCGCGCGAACTCGCTATGGATGTCCTTGTCCTTGTGGAAGATGTCGAGGAGGAACGGGTCACCTGACATGAGCGCGATCAGGCGTGCTTCGAGTTGCTTCGCATCGAAAGCGACGAACGCACGCCCGTACGGTGCGACCACCTGGCTACGGAGGTTGGGGCGTCCCTTCTTTTTGTCGGCCTTGGGCCAGTTCTGTGCTTGTGGTCCTTCGGAGCGCCATCGTCCAGTGATGGCGTGGACGCTCCATCGTGGGTGAACACGCAGCCACGGATCGGCGAAGCCGTAACGGATCTTGCCGGGGATCGGTCGGCCTTCCTTGTCGAGGACCGGGCGATCGAGCATGCGTTCACAGAACGTCGACAGGAGCTTTGCGTTCTCGCGGTAGTTGAGGAGCGCTTGGATTTCCGGGTACTGCGAGAACGCTTCGAGGACGTCTTTCTTTGTCGAGATTCGACCACTGGCCGTCTGAAGACTGAGCGGCACACCGCAGGCCTTGAGGAAGGCCACGATGTGATCGCCCGAGTCGATCATGAAGTTGAACTTGCTAGCCTCGATCTCGCCGAGGCGTTTCGAAATACGTTCGTCAAGATCGATCGGATCGTGCTTTCGCGTACGCCGCGCCTGTTCGAAGGCGAGCCGTTCCTTGAAGCGCGCCAGGATCGTCGGATCCTGAATTTTGTCGTCCAGCTCTTTTTTGGCCGCATCGATGTTGGCGCGGAAGCCTTTGCGGAGTTGCCCGTTGATTTCTGGATCGATCGGGACGCCCTTCATGTGCATCACGCTGGCGGCGTGCGCCATCGCGAGATCCACCTTGTAGGTCTTCTCGGCGTTCGACTCCTTGATGATGAGCGCGATCGGACCTTCGATACGTGCCGTCGCAAGCGTGTCGCGTGCGTTGTAGGGCAGCAGCTCGTCGAGCGTTCCTTGACCATGGCGGTATTCGGCCTTCCACGGCGGAGCGGCGTAGAACTGCGTCAGGACACGCTGAAGGTTGTGTGCGAGGCCTGGGAACGCACTGTGATGCATGAGCATCGTGCAGTGGATTTCGCCGTTGATCTGAAAACCGTGACGTTCCAAGACAGGTACGTCGTAGATCCGGTTGTGGAAGATCTTGACGACGGACTCGTCGGCGAACAGTTTGTCGAGCGGTTCGAGAACCTCCGGGATGCACAGCTCCCACGCGATGCTGATCGCGCGCTCGAACGTGGCGAGCCCGAGCGCCGACATGTTGGCGTTGTAAGGTGAGAGCGCGGTGTGTTGCTTCGTGTTTTCGACGAAGGTCTCGGTGTCACACGCGAACCGACCTGAACGGTATGCGTCGACGACGAAGTCGGCGACGAGCTTCTTCGCCCGCTGCCAATCTTCTAGTTCGACCTGAATGTCGTCGGTGAACTTGATGTCGGCGCCCTGCGAGATCAGGTTCACCTTGGCCGTGTCGTAGAGCAGGTTCCAGAAGGCGAGGTCGACCGTGTGTGACCCACCACCGCCACTCGCACCGCCGCCACGAAGGATCGCAGCGGGGTGAATGCTCGGGATCACCGCACGCGTCCGTCCGCTGTTGTCGCAGTCGACCTCGTGGTACGAGCCCGCCATCTGCGTGATCGAGAACTTCTCGTTGCCAGTGAGTTGTTGGGCGGCGTGAGCCCCGAGGGCGAGGACGGGCACGCCGGGGAACTGTGCGATCTCTTGTTTGAGTCGGTCGCCACAAGCTTGACGTGCTTGCTTCTTGATGGCGTCGGAGGCGCCGTGCGGCGGTTGGCAGTTGTGAACGACGGCTCCGGGCGTGAGGAAGTTGTGCGTGCCTTCCACTTCGAGGCAGTACACGGTCGCGCCTTCGCCTTTTCGTCGGGGGCTCGTACAGACGCTCTCGGCCTGATCGTAAAAGGCCGCTGCTGGAATGGGCTCGTATGTTTGCGGGTCGTACTTGCCGCGATCTTCAGGTCGAAGTTTGTACGCCATCACAGGTGGAACGTAAGTCGCGATCGCAGCACTGAATCGCGCAGTCCCTTCGACCGTGAATCGGATACGGCCGCGCCGAACGCGGTTTTCGAAACCGCGTGCACGTAGTACTGCAGAGGCGTGAAGAAGATCTGGTTCGGGAAAGGCGACGCCACAAATCTCGGCGAGCGGACGGTGCCCGTTGCGGATCTGCATGTACCCATCGTCTAGGTACCAGACGGCAAACAACAGCTCGTCCGCCGAAGCGAGAACAGTCGATGGGATTCGTTTCTTGCCTTCGGGGTAGAAGAGGTCGCGTGTTGCATGTCCCCATGCACCGGCAGCTGTACGGAACCCGTACTTAGCTTGCTCATTTTGTCGGGGTGGCTGTTGGAACAGTGACACGCCGAATTTTTTCAACACGCGCGCCTTCAGCATCGCGTACTGTTTTTGATCTTCGGCGTGGGTAACTACGAGTGAGCCCTTTGCGAGGGTTCCGTCACCGAGCAACGTTCCATAGGCAACCTGCAGTGCACGACCCGCAGGTGCCACGTCGCCGGTGGCGATCCACCCACCGTTGATATCGGCGGCGGGTCGCCAACCTTCCGGTGTCAGGACGGGATGATCTTCGGTAAGTACGGCATGCGTTCGTCCTCGGGCTCCTGCACGTTGCGCCCATCGGAACGATACGTCACGCATCTCGCGCGTTCCTCGTGGATTTCGATACCAGTTCGTAACGCGCGCTGCGATCACACTCCCTGTTGCGTCGATGGACTGTACGAGTCCGTCATAACGGTTGGCAACGAGGTGATCGATCCGTTTCAGGGATCCGTCTGCGAGTCGAACTTGGGTGGTCCCTTCGACGCACAGCATGCTGTTCGACACCCACAACGACTCACGTGCGATGCCGAGCCTGGAGAGCGTTTCGTTGACGAGACGACCGGAGCTGCCGACGAACGGGCGCTGCTGGATGACTTCGTTCTGGCCAGGTCCTTCGCCGACGACGATGAAGTTTGGCCGTTCCCAGCCCTCACCGAAGACAGGTTGGTTCGGTTTGCCGAACTTGCCGAATGGACAGTTTGCGCAGTCGGCGCCGTGCGCGTTGCCGCGGATTGTCTTCGGCGCGTCGTCGTCGACGAAGCGATCCTCGGACGGCATATCGGCAACGGTGAAGCTCATGCGCGCAGTGCCTCCATGAACCACGTGAGCCACGAAGGAAGATCGACGATGGGCGCCGGAATCCAAAACGCCGGTTCACCAGAAACTTGCGTTGAAGGGGCGACTGCGATGAGGCCTCCTTCACAGAGAATTTCTAGGCCGGCCGCGAATCGTTGGCTGCGCGGGAGCCAGAGGCCGTGCGGAACGTTGTAGAAGTGCGCGCGCACGTCACCTGTCTGATGTGTCAACGTGATTGGTAGAGGCCCGTCGACAGTACTGACGGCGCGTGTGACTACGACCAAGAGTCGCGATGCTCCTCCAGTTCGAATGCCGATGCGCGTGCTTGGTGCGTGCCTCCACATATTGGCGACGCGTTCAGGGCGACATCCAGGAAATGTGTGTGAGACGAGATGCAGTCCAAGTTGTCTACAGGTTGTTCCTTCTGAACACGTACAACCGGCCTTGCCTTGTGCTTCAGGGGTCCTGAGCGGATTCGTGAATTGTAGATCTCGCAACGGGTCAACCCAGAAGTGGTGCTGCACATACCGTTGCGCAGCTTCGGTCAAGGACACCGTGTGATTCGGAAGCCAGGACCAGTCTCGGGTCTCGTGAGGCGTTGGTGGTGGTGGTGGCACTGCTGCGAGCAATTGTTCGGCGTCAGCCTCGCGCAGAAATTTTTCCGGGATCAGATAACACGGTCGTGCAATGTCTTCGCGCCACCAGTTCGCGTAGCGCGCCAGACGTGGCAATGTCCAACCTACGATCTCGATCGACGGACAACGGTGGGTGTTGACCAGGACGTGGGGGACATCTTCGGGATCTTGATCATGGAGTGGTAGACACCCGTTGGGATAGTTCGTCGAGCGAACACGGATCCCCCCTACAAGACCAGCTTCTGTCCGCGCCGCTTCCCAGTCGCGCAGATTGAGTGCACCTGCCCATCCACAGTTCAGGAACTGTGCGAATGCGTACTCAGCGAGTGCACCTTGAATGTCGATCGTCTCACCGTCGGCTGTCGGCGTGACGCGCCCATCGTTGCGACCGCCTTGACGCTGTACGCGATAGCGTGTGCGACCAACCTTGACGGCGTGCGCGACCTCGACATCAGACAGTTGAATCTGGATTCGCGTCACGACGCGTCCTCGAAGAGTGCGTCGGCTGCTTTCACAGCGGCGCTGCCGACCTCGTTGGTCAGCTCCTTCGCACCGAGGCGAAGTAGGTACGCGTCGCGCGTCGATCGTTTGAAGCCGGTCAGCTCGTCGATCTCGGCTTTATGGACGGGGTTCGGCCATGCGTTGGCGAGGATCTCCAACACCTGACGTTCGCCCTTGGGGAGCTTGGCGAACCAGTAGTCGCGTAACGCTTCGCCGGTAGGTAGCGGTTCGACGTCGGGCATCGCGGCGATGCCTTCCTCGGTTGCAAAGATCGTATCGCCGTCTTCCGAGAGGAGACCCTTCTTCCGAAGCCGCAGGATGTAAGCATCCCGCGTCGAACGTTTGTAGCCGGTGAGCGTGGTGACTCGCTTCTTGATCAGCCCGTCAACGAACTGAATCGCCGCACGTAGCACGGCGGCCTCACCTTCGGGGAGTGGCTTGTCGTCGTAGGTGCCGTGCGACTTGGACGTAGAACGTACAGGCGCAGGTGCGGGCGTTAACGTGAAGCCCTTCGGTGCCTTCGTCGGCTGCTTCACGGGCAGCACGACAGGCGCCTTGAGCGTTCGGCCCGAATTCAAAACGAACGTTTGCAGCGTCGTCACCTGCGCGCGCAGGCTTGCCGTGCCGGCCGTCAGCGTCTCCAGGCCCGGCGCGAGCCTCTCACTGATCGCCAGCATCTTGACGGCGATCGCCTCGATACGCTTCAGGTCGCGATCTTTGAACGCAGGCTTCTCGACGATCTTGGTCTCGATCTTCGTCTCGGCCTTCGGCTGCGCGGCCTTGGTCTTGGTCAGCTCGGACTTCAGCTGTTTGATTTGCGCGCGCAGATCGCCGACGGTCTTGGCCTCTTCTTCGGCTTCGTGGGGCAGGTCCGCGAGCTGTGCGAGGACTTTCTTCACGCGCTCGCGTGGCGGCGTCGGAGGCGTCGCACGCTGACCTGCGCGCAGGTGCGTCGTCTGAACGCCGCCGACTTGGATCTGTTTGACTTCGTCGGCGAACGCGGGACCGAAGACGTAGAACTGCCCTGGCTTGAGCGTGCGAAGCGACATCGTGTCTTCGCGCGTCGTGAAACCCAGCTCCGCGGCGGCGCGTTTCATGTCGACGTCGAGGGCCGACCTGCCAATCAACTTGTTGTTGCACTCGGCAGCGGCGTCCTTCGAGAGCTTGGCGATCCGCTGCGTCGCGAGTACGCCAGCGAAGCCGCGCTTGCGGCCGAGCGCCATGAGGTTCTTGACGGCGCCCGTTGAGACGGCGCTACCGACTTCGGGGCAGTAGAGGTGCGCTTCGTCGAGGATGACGAGCGCGGAGTGCCACAGGTCGCGTGGTGCGTTCACGAGCGATTCGAGGAACCGCTTCACGAATTCGGCACGCTGGGTACCAAGCTCGTAGATGTCGACGATCACGGAAACGTTCAGCTCCAGAAGTCGACGAGCGAGCAGCGTCGCGCTTTTCAAATCGGCGGGGCAGTCGCCTTTCTGACCCGCGAGCACGAAGTCGAACTTCTCGCGCAGCGTGTGGTACTCGCCGTCGTGATCGATGACGATCTGTTGGGCCTTGCCGTACGTCTGTTCGATGAGACGGCGGATCGCCCAGCTCTTTCCGGCACCGCTGTTGGCTTGAACCAGGAGGCGCGATTCGACGAGCTTGTCGACGTCGATCGCACAGTCCGCTCCTAGTAATGGTTCACGCTTTGTCATGCTCGTCTCCCTAGTGACGAGATTGTGGTCGCTCCTGCTCGTAGACGCTCGGTGTTGTCCGGGGCTCAGCCGGGCAACGGCGCTTCCGCTTCGAACTTCTTCTCGACGGGACCGCCGAGCACGATCTCGGGGACGTGTTCGTACGTGAGTAGATCACCATCGAACGTCGCCTCGACACGGATCTGATCGATGCGCTTGCGCTTGCCGTCGATGGCGACGTCGAACGACTCACGCGCACGAGCATCGAGCATGATGCAATCGCCGTGTCGCAGAAGCAGTGGCTGCTTCGGCGTCCATCGGAAAGTGCTATGGCCGTCGACGACCTGGAGTGGCAACGACTCGCCGATGTTGCGATTCCTCGCGGCATCGTGTGCGCTGATCTTGATCAACCGATCGAGGATGGGAGGCTGCACGTCACAGACAGCCCCCTCGGCGAGTGCAGTGAACTTGAACAGGATCGAAGACACTTCGAAGTCTTGGTACATCGAGTGAAGTCCGGTCTTGTCTGGGAACACGATCTTCTCACCTGCCTTCACGGTGACTTCGCCGCTGCGGGTGAAGGGGTCGCGATCGACGACGGGCTTTCCGTTCTGCACGAGATCTCCTTGGTGAATCGTTAGAAGTCGGCGTTCAGGTCGACTTCGCCTTCGACGCCCTGTTGGTACGCCGACGCACGGCGTTCGAAGAAGTTGGTCATCTCTTGGACGTCCTGCAGGTCCATGAACCCGAACGGATTCTTGACGTTGAACGTCTTGCTGTAGCCGAGCGCCGCAAGACGCTGATCGGCGACGAACTGGAGGTACGTCACGACGTCGTTGACCGAGAGGCCGGCGACGCCACCTGCCAGGAGGTCTTCCGCGAAGGCGGCTTCGCAGTCGATAGCTTCGTCGATCATCTGTCGGACGTCGCGTTCCAGTTCGGCGTCGAACAATTCGGGTTCTTCGCGGCGGACGGTGGCGACGACCGCGAACGCGAACGTCATGTGACAGTTGCCAGTGATCGAGACTTTGTTGTTGTAGCGCATCACAAAAGCGCCGGTTGGGACGGTTACACAGTGAACGTTCCCGTCGTATGCGACGATGTCGTCGAGGATCGACCCGCACGACACGATATCGACGTCGTGGATCCACGTACGGTACATCGTCGAGTACGTATCCGATCTGTGATCTTCTTCGATGCCGAACGTGGCGTGTCGACCGCCTAGCGTTGCCACAGCTTGAACGACGTCGACGTTGTCGCGGAACTTGGACGAGTAGTAGATGTAGTAGCCGTCCATTGGATCGGCTGGCGTATGTCCGTCCCAGTGCCGAAGTTCTTCGACGAAGTCAGTAGCCCACTTGGTGTCGATCTTCGTCAAGTCGACCCACGTGTTCAGGTGCTTGCTGAGAGGTGTAGAAGCGGGGACGTTGATGAAGAACTCGTTCCAGCCGTTCTCGTCGCAGTCAACTTTGTACTTCCAACCGAGACGCGTGACGAGATCTGTCAATCTCGCGATTTTGCGATCACGCCGCAGAGAGAACTTCGCCGGGACCGTCCCGCAACGCTCGCCGGTATACCGCTCGCTGAGGTGCCCGTCGGCTTGGAACGCGATCAAGAAACGTTGCTCGTCGGTAAGCTCCGGTGCGACCTGTAGCGCGTGTCCTGCCACTGGAAGCTTCTTCTTGCCGTTGATCTTGAATTCAGACGCCGGCTGCTTGGACCACTGCTTCTGATAGTCCCAGCGCTGCACGATGTCGTGATCCATTGTCATCATCTGATCGACACCACCCTTGCGGTGTCGCAGATGTCGAACAGATCCTCGGTGCGGCTTGTGAAGCACCCTGAGCGGCTTCACGAATGAAATTTCATGAGTCTGAAGATCGAACTGGGCGACCTGTGTGTCTTCCGTCAGCTCACGGAAGTCGACCCAACCCTTGGGGGTTAGCACTTCGGTGCCGTCAACCATACAACTCTCATCTCTAAACACCCAGTTGGTGCCGTCGGCGAGGCCGGGCAGGAGGCCCTTCGAGCGCAGGAAGTAGACGTAGGCGAACGCGCCGAAGAAGAACAGACCTTCGATGCACGCGGCGAAGCAGATCAGATTCGAGAGAAACTGTCGACGCTGGCGGGGCGTGCTGATCCGATCGAGCGATTGGATCGAGTCGATCCAGCGAAGACAGAAGTCAGCTTTCTGTTTGATCGACGGGATCGTCTCGACGGCGGCGAACGCTTTCTGTCGCTCGCTGTGTTCGGGGACGTAGGTGTCGAGCAGGGTCAGATAGAACTGGACGTGGAGCGCTTCCTCGAAGAGCTGTCGCGACAAGTACATCCGCGCCTCGGGGGCGTTGACGTGCTTGTAGAGGTTCAGCACGAGGTTGTTCGCGACGATCGAGTCGCCCGTCGCGAAGAACGCGACGAGCCGTTGGATCAGGTGACGTTCAGCCGACGTCATCTTGGTGAGGTCGGCGACGTCCGTCGAGAAGTTGATCTCCTCGACGGTCCACGTGTTCTTGATCGCCGCGCGGTACATCTCGAAGAACTGTGGATAGATCATCGGCCGCAGCGTCAGACACATCCCAGGATCGAGGAGACGCGCTGGTCGCTGCATGTCGATGTTCACTGGCAGGCCTCACAGCTCTCGGGATTCTCCAACGAACATGCGATCGCGGCCTCGTCAGGCATCACGGATGCCACGTTCGTCTTCGCGATCCTGGTTGCCGGGCGCGAGCGTAGGTAGTACGTCGTCTTCAGGCCGGCCTTCCAGGCGTAGAAGTACATCGACGAGAGCGCTCCGATGTTCGGGTTCTCGACGAACAGGTTCAGCGACTGGCTCTGATCGATGAAGGCGCCACGCTCGGCGGCCATATCGATCAGCGCACGCATCGGCAGCTCCCATGCGGTGCGGAACACCTTGCGGACGTCTTCGGGGACTTCCGCGAGCGTGTGAACCGAGCCCTCGGCGTTCTTGATCCGCGTCCGTGTGTGCTCCGTCCAGAGGCCGAGACGCTTGAGCGCGTCGACGAGGTAACGGTTGACCTGCAGGAAGTCACCGGACATCGTCTCGCGCTTGAAGAGGTTCGAGACCTGTGGCTCGATGCACTCGTAGCAGCCTGCGATCGACGCGATGGTCGCGGTCGGCGCGATCGCGATCGTCAACGAGTTGCGAAGGCCCGTCTTCTTGATCCGCTCGCGTAACACGTTCCAGCGAACCGGATCGCGAGGGACGACGTTCCACGCGTCGAACTGCAACTCGCCGTGTGCGGCGCGCGTATCATCGAACGTCTCGTGCTTGCCCTTCTCGACGGCGAGGTCGGCGGACGTCGTCAGCGCGTGGAAGTAGATCTCCTCCGAGATCCGTTTCGAGAGGTCTCGGGCTTCCGACGAGTCGAACGCCCAGCCGAGTTGGAAGAAGACGTCCTGCAGTCCCATGATCCCGAGGCCCACGGGACGCCATCGCATGTTCGAGCGCTTGGTGCTCGGGATCGTGTAGAAGTTGACATCGATGACGAAGTCGAGCTGACGGATCGCGGTACGCACCGTACGCGCCAGCTTGGTGAAGTCGAACTTGCCGTCGATGACGTGGCGACCGAGGTTGATCGAGCCGAGGTTGCAGACCGCGGTCTCGTCTTGCGACGTGACTTCGAGGACCTCCGTGCAGAGATTGGACAGATGCACGACGCGATCGGGCGACCACGTCTGGTTGCACGCGCGGTTACACGCGTCCTTCCAGGTCATCCAACCGTTGCCGGTCTGCGCGAGCGTACGCATCATCTTGGCGTACAGGTCGCGTGCCTTGACGGTCTTCGCGGCGAGGCCGGCAGCTTCGGCCTTGATGTACTGCCTTTCGAATTCCGCACCCCAGACGTCACAGAGCGTCGGGACCATCTTCGGATCGAAGAGGCTCCACGGTTCGTCCGCTTCGACGCGGCGCATGAACAGATCCGGAACCCAGTTCGCGAGATGAAGGTTGTGGGTTCGGCTGCCCTCATCGCCCGTGTTGTTGCGCAGCTCCAGAAACTCCTCGATGTCGGCGTGCCACGTCTCCAGGTACACGCACGCTGCGCCCTTGCGCTTGCCGCCCTGGTTGACTGCTGCGACGCTTGCGTCGAGCGTCTTCAGCCACGGCACGATGCCGTTCGAGTGGCCGTTCGTGCTGGAGATCAGTGAGCCGCGTGACCGCACGCGGTGGTACGCCAGGCCGATGCCGCCGGAGAACTTCGACAACAACGCGACGTCGGAGTACCGCCCGTAGATGTTCTCCAGGTGATCTTTTGGCGAGTCGAGCAGGAAACAGCTCGACAGTTGCTCATGCGCTGTACCGGCGTTGAACAGCGTCGGCGAGCCCGGGAGATACTCCAGTGCGGAGAGGAGCGCGTACAGCTCCAACGCTTCGGAACATGTCGAGGTGAGCGCGCACGCGATGCGCAAGAAGAACTGCTGCGGCGTCTCGATCACCTGTCGCGACGTCGGATGACGAAGCAGGTAGCGATCGTAGAGTGTGCGCAGGCCGAAGTACTCGAAGTTGTCGTCGGCGAGCGGGTTGACCGCATCGTTGAGCTTGCGCGTGTGGTGTCCGACGAACGTTGCCAACCGTTCGTTGATGAAGCCGAGCTGCACGCCTGCGTCGATCGACTGGCTGAAGGCGTGGATCTTTTGGCTTTGTACTTCCTTGGCAATGTAGTTCGCCAGAATGCGTGCCGCAAGACGGCTGTACTGCGGCTCTTCGGCGGTGAGACCGGCCGCGGTCTGGATCGACAAGAGATCCAGCTCTCGTGTAGTGGCGCCGTCGTAGAGGCCGCTGATGGTTCGTGTGGCGACCTGGAGCGCGTCGACGTCCTTGAGACCTCCGCAGCACCGACTGATCGCACGCACGATCTTATTGATGTCGGCGATCTCCGATGAGCCGTCACGCTTGGTGACCCTCATCGTGGTGTGCGTCTTTAGATCGGGGTTGGTGAGAGTTGTTGCCCGTTGGCTGTACGACCGCGTAACAGACATGAATTCTCCCTGAGACGAAGAGGACTGCTAACAGCTCACTGTGGACGGCTCTCTTGAACGAAATGGTCCGCGGCGTGGGTCCGATCCCACGTTACGCTGGTGATAGCCCGCGGGTCGATCGCGCGCACGATCATCGGATGATCAACGTTGAGCGATCAACGATCAGTCGGTTAACGACCCGCGCGGGCGCCGTTCCCGCTGGGCGGGGACTGCGGACGACGCGGTGCGTTCGACGTCGGCTTGGTGGGCTGCGCCGGGGGCGGCTGCGCCGGGGGCGGAGCTGCCGCTTGCGCCTGGCCGACATCGGCGCCGACCGGACGCTCACGCACCCACGACGTGAAGTCGCGCTCGACCTCGTTGCCCATCTTGTCGATGGTCTTGCCGGCGCGCTTCTCGACGTCCGCCGTGAAGCTCAGGCCGACGAGCTGGTCGGTGTCGAACCCACCGTTGTCGTCGATCACCGCGTTGGAAGCGGTCAGGAACGACAGCATACGACCGCGCGCGAAGTCGCTGTCGTTGACGAGGTACGAGTTGACCATCGTACGCCCCATCATCGGGTTGCCCTCGGGACCGACGACCTGACCGGTGACCTTGAGGGTGTTGTTGCCCGCGTTCGACGTTCCGGTCGCAACCTTCGTGATCTCGAAGTCGTACGTGCCGGGATCGACGGACTGGAACCCGCCGTCGTTCGGACGGAGGTTCGGGTCCTTCAGGTTCATGCTGCTGATGATCTTGACGTGATCCATGTGACTCTCTCCCTGGTTTGCTTGGTTGTCTCGCTACCTGGACGACGGTCGTCCAGACTGTGCCGCTGTCTGAGGACGCACCGGCGCCTTGCCTCTGTTGTTGGGCGTTGGCGTCGGATCTGGTGTAGCAGTCGCCGGAGCGACTACTGAAGGCTCTGGGGTCGCTGCAGCGACTGGTTGTGCAGTCTCGCTTGGAAGCGACACTGGAGTCTCCGGTGGAAGATCGAAAAGATCTTCGACGCGTTCGAGCGGATCGAGGATCCCGAGCGCTTCTGCGAGAGTGCGGTAGGTGCACTCGGGGATGAAGACGTCCTTGTTGTCGGCGCCCTCGGTGATGTAACCGAGCGGATCGGGAAGACGACCTTCGTCGCGACCGCCTGCTGCGTAGCTGCCGAACTTGCGCGTTCGGACTTCCCACTGTAACGGCCCGTTGCCGCTCTGAAAGTGACGGTGGTAGAGCAGGTAGTCGCAACCTGCCGAGAACTTCTGCGCGTTCTGTCCTGACAGCATCGGACCGCCGACGGGCTGTTCTTCGCCAGGATCCTTGGCGAGGCAGAGCCAGACGACGTTGCATCCGAGAAGGTGAATCTCTTCGCGCAACGTCTTCAGGTGCGCGGCGAGCTTCTGGTAGAGACGGCGCGGGTCGCGTTCGCCGCCAGCAGACTCGAAGAAGTTGAAGACGAGATCCGAGTAGAACGTCAGCGAGTCGATGACGATCGTGCGCACTTCACCGCGTTTGATCAGCGGCTCGGCGTCCTTCACCGCCTTGGTCATGTCGATCATCTTCTCGATCGCCCAGACCTTCGGATCGCGCCCTTCTTCGAAGAGGATGCTCTTGTCCATGTTCTGCAGCGTCGTCCAGCCGGACTCGGTGGCGTCCGAGAGGAACAGCGGTCTCGGCCAGCTGCCGGCGAAGCGTGTCTTGCCGCTTCGCGACGCGCCGTAGGAGAGCGCGGTGATGCGCTGATGCTTTCCCGGTTTCGATACGTCGATTACACGCATGGCTCTCCCTTAGCTCTCTGTGGTTGCGTTGTCAGACGAAGGTTGCAGGTGTCGGTCTGCACACCGTTACTCGTTGGTTGAGGTCTCCGCCGAAGAAACGCCGTTTGCCGTATCGCTCGACGGCGTCGTGAGATCAAGTCCCATCTGCGACTCAGTCGCTTCCGCGATCGGTGCATCGGCAGCCTTCGCCGCCTTGGCTGCGCGCACCGCCTTCTCAAGTCTGCGAAGCGGCGTGAGCTTTTCGTTCGTCGAGCAGTGTTGAAACAACGAACACATGCCGTAACGATGGACGCAGTTGTTGCGAGCCTTCGGCCAGGTGTTCGTTGCGCGACACATCTCTTGGTACGCCGCCCACACGCGTAGATCGTCGTCGTGGCCGCTGACGTGCCACGCTTGGGCCGGCACGATGATGCGTTGAAACTGGGGGATCTTCTGTTTGCCGACGATATTGACGATGGTGCCGCGCAGCTTGCCGTACTTCTTGTCGAGCTTGGCCTGTTTCCAGACCATGATCTGTCCCAAGATTTCGCCGTCGTTGTGCCAGCCTTCGAGAAGGTCTGCGGTGAATCGGGAGGCCGTGTTGTGGGTGATGATTCCGTTCGCGACGAAGTTGTGAACGCGCGGAACGGTGATGTCATACATCATCGCGCGACCGCTGACGACGACGTGGCTAACACGATCCCAGGTCAATTCGGCGTAGATGACGTTGTCGAATTCCTTGGATGGGCGATCGACGGCGTACTTCTTCAGCGTCTCGCGTTCGACGGCGCGATTCTTGAGCTGCTGTCGAAGGGCGCCAGGTTGATTCTCGACGGGTACGTGCAGTTTGACGTATGTCGACGGAACGTAGGCGTCGTCGCCCTGCTTGAGGCAACGAAGGACAGGGCGTACGTCGTACTTTACGAACCACACGTGCTTGTCATCGATGGCGCACAGGAAACGACGTTTGCCTTCGCGCGTGATGACTTTGGTGGTCCACACGTCGCGACGTTCGCCGTCGTACTCGACGGAAGACTCGGTGACCGAAGACGGAATGCCGCGTCGATGAAGAAGTGCTTGTACGCCCATGCACAGCTTCTCGCTACGTGAGACGTACGCGATTCGAACCTTGTCTTGTGACGGCTTGCCGTCGTTACGGTCCTCGCGGAAGAGGTCGACACATCCGTCGGTGTTCCACAGCGCGCCGAGAAGAATGTCGACTTGACGATCAGGACAACCGAACAGCTGGTCGGGGATGAACTTGGTGGCTGCCAAGCATTCAGAAAGGCCAAGTTCGTCGAGGAGTACCTGTGCCGGGTTGTCGGTCGCACGGGAGACAGATACCGTCGGAGCGCGTTCTTCGCTTCGAAAGAGCGTCGGCTTGGCGCCGATCGTGGCAGCGACGTCCTGGAAACGTTCAAGGATCGCCTCGTTGGTGTTTGTGAACTTGCCGTTCGTCATGCAGCCGTCGCCGAGCATGAGACCGACGAATTCAACTTGCGCGTCGGTGAACGGACTCGGGCCGTCGTAACCGCCGGTTGACGGCGCGATCGCAACCCAGTCTTCGTGCGTTAGCGCTGCAGCAGGAACCCAACCGCGTGCGGTCAGAAACGGGTGATTGTCAGAAGTGCGCAGCCGGCGACCGGATTCCAAAACGACTTCATAGACGTCCCGGACCGACGTTGGCTCGGGAACACCTGCGCGAGTCTTGACCATCCGTCGCGTGTTCTCGTCGTAGGCCAGGACGATCGGCTCTTGCTTGCGTGCTGCTAGCTCTGCAATGGACAGCAGCTCGCCGGTGCCGTAATCGAACAGCTTCTCGTCAGCGTGGAGGCACTTGTGTTCGATGATCCACGTGCCTTCACGGATGCCCGGCTGATCTTCGACGACGCGCGCGATCAAGTCGTACCGGCACGTATTGCCGCGATCACCCATTGCCCAGTCCTCGATCGCGATCGGGTCGAGGTAGTCGTTCGGGTAGTGATCGCGGTACGACTCGTAACACTTCCACCCGGCGAGGACGGCTTCCATGCGTGCGCCGCCTTCGATGAGCAGCTCACGACACATGTCAGGCGTGAGCTTGAGGTTCTCGTCCATCATCCACAAGTAGTGGAGCGCCATGAACGTGTGAAACGCTGAGCCGGTCTCCAGCGCCATCGCTGCTGGACCGCGCTCGCCGTCGATGTAGTTGACCTTGTAGAGATACGGACAGCGTTGGAACGTTGCGTACGACGACCAGCCGCGCCCGGATGCTCCGCCGAGGCGTTCCATCCCGAACTTCTTGAAAATCTCTTCGAGGACGTCGTCGAGACGACGAATGTCGTCGCGCGGCATGAGGCTGATGACGGTACCGTCGACGTTCATTTCGAAATCCTTGCTCGGGGGTACTTCGGCTCACCGTCGACCGCAACGACTTCGCTCGGAGCAATCCAACCACAACCATCGCACTCGAACTCTTCGTGCATGCGAAGCACGCCGTCGCCGTCGAGGTCTTTCTCGCGAAGGATCGTCTCGACGTCGTTGCCGCAAGCGCGATGGATTTCTTTCATTCGCCCTTCTCCCAGTCGTAGTCCCAAAGGGACCCGTGGTAGTCGCTGTCGCCGTCGTCGAGATCGGGATGGTCCATCATCAACGCCTTCGCGAGCGCGTCGAAGTCGTCGGGACCGTCAGTGATACGCGCGAAGGCCGCAGCGAGGACACCGATCGTCGACTCGGCCGCGGGCACACCCATGCGATACGCGACATCGCACTTGTCCTGCAGCGCTGCAAGGATCTTGCGGTCGATTTCGTGATCGATGATCACGTACGTGGCCGCCATCGGGCGTAGCGGTGAGAACGTACGCATCTCAGCCTGTGCCACCACCGACGGCGTGAAGTCCAACTCGGCGAACACACAGTGGCGGGCCGCGCTGAGATCGATGCCGACTTGACCGACGGACAACGTGATACAGAGAGGCGCAGGCTTCTCGTAGGTACGCCAACGATCGAAGATGTCCTCACGGATCGACATTGGCGTCTCGCCGCCGCCGGAGACGACGACGCCCGGGAAGCCGGCTTCCGAGAGCCTGTGCTCGATCTGAAGGGCGACGTCGCGGTGCCAGCTCCAGATCACGACCTTCTCACCGCTTTGCAGGATTCGCTTGGCGACGTCGACGGCTACGGGGATCTTGTGCTTGGCGAGGAGCCGTCGGAACCGCGCCATCGCACCGATGGCAGTGGTTCGCTTGTTGTGGTCGCGAACGCGTTCAGCGTCCTTCTCGATTTCGAATTGCTGCGTTTCCGAAACGACCACTGCCTCGACCGCGCGTTCGATCGCCGGCAGCTCGCCCGAGACGTCCTGCCACGTGCGGCGGATCATGATCTCGGAGAGGCGTTCTCGAAACTCGTCCTCATTGGAGGCGCCGTCGTACTCGTAGCCGTGCGTTCCGGGATGCGCGTCGCAGTAGCGTACGGCGTAGTCGAAGAACTTGCCGAACGCAGCAGGCGCCACGCACGACAGCGTCGTGAAGAGCCCCGACGGTCTATTCCAAATCGGCGTTCCCGTTGCTGCGATCACGCGTTCGGCAAGGTTAGACACGAACGTCACTGCTTCGGCGCGGCGCGAGACGCGTTGGGAGATGAGATGGATCTCATCGAGCACGAGCGTTCCGATACGGCGACCGTTCAGCTCCATCCAAGTTTCGAGAATGTCGTAGTTGCAGAAGATCAGCTTGGCGTCGGCGAGCTGCTTCGGATCGAACCGCTTGCCTTCGATCAGGTCGAAGCCGCGATCGCGTCTGGGTGCGACGGGCTTCTTGGGATTGGTCCGCTCGATCATTCGGCCGCTGAGGACGACGGGACGTACGTCAGGCCAGCGTCGACGCATCCAAGCAAGCCAAACTTCACGTGTCGCGAGCGGTGCGACGACGAGCATCGGTCCCAGTTCAGGATCGTGTGATGACGTCGCCGTCAGGGTCTTACCGACGCGCATCGCGTCGCCAAGGAGCGTACCGCGACGTGCACGGATGAAGTCGCGGCCGTCGTGTTGATAGGAGCGAAGGGTCCAGCCGTTCGGACTGGTGGTCGCGTCGAAGGCCGCTCGATCGCGGCAGCGATCACTTTCCGATCGCTGCCGCGATCGGAGGTCGGCCAAAAAAACAGCGGCCTCCGGGTGCGTCTTGGCGAGAAGCGGCAGATGGGAACGGTGCGCTAGCGGGCCGATGCGCGCGTCGTAGCCGACGGACGGAGCGATCGCGATCTCCGGGGTCCATGCCGCCGGGATCGCGTACCAGTCCTGTCGTTTTGGGTGCGGTCGGATGACGACGGGGCTCGCCGTCGCCGCGACCGCGGCCGATGCTCTCATTTTTCAGACCCCTAGCTCTGCGAACAAGCTCTGACCTTGGCACGCTATGTGTGGATGGCCGGTCTGTCAAGTCGGTTGCGCGTGAACGCACAGCGAATGTCGCATCGCCTACGTTGGCGGGATCTGCTTCCCTCGATCCACAGCTTGTGGATAGACTGTGAAGTTGGATCGCGATCGTCGCGATCTGACGAGATTCTCGACGAGAGATCTCGATGACGCTCGTACGAAAACTTGACGGGCACCGTCGCGGCATGTAGTGATGCGCGAACACGCTTGCGCGTGCGTGGTGGACACATGAGACACGTGAGTCGCACGAAGAACATCGACAACCTCATGACCGCCGAGCAGGTCGCCGCGTTCTTGGGCGTGTCGGTTGCCACGGTGTGGCGCTTGACAAGTTCAAAGAAGCTCACGGGGACCCGCGTGCTCGGTCGAACCGTTTTTGATCGCGCCAAGGTTGAAGCGGTTCACAGACAGCGTCAACGAACGGCGACGGCGGCGGGTTGAGGATGCAACCAGGGGCGGTGTACATCATTCTTCTGGGCGAAGTCGTACGCCCATAGACGAGGCGCATGTCGAACAACGTCATCCCCTTCCCCGGAACGACTGTGCCCGCGGCACCGCAGGCGCCTAGCAGTCCCATCAGCGATCCGGATCCGGAAGCGTGGGTTGAGCAACGGATCTGGACCATCCGTTACGACAAGACGTTCAACCTCGATCAGAAGGCGCGCATTATCTACAACTTCATCTGGAGCTACGAAAGCTCCAGGACACGCGCAGGGTGCGCCTGGCTTTCCGTCGACGGTCGCCCGTATCTCTGGGTCTACGATCCACGCCGTCCGCGGCTCCTGGAGATCGACAACAAGAATCTCGAATTCACGAGCTACTTCTTCTTGCGCTACGGGCTTACGCACTCCGAGCCGCTCACGCGCCACCTGATCGACATGCTCCGCAACGGCGCTGCCGGTAGCGGCCATCCGCGCACCGAACGACGGTTCTCATACTGGGATCGGTGGACCAAGACCCTCTACATCTCGTCGTACGACGGCTACTGTTGGGAGATCACGGGCGCACCGATCGATCCAAAAAACCCCGGCGATCAACGCGGCGTGACGTCGCAGCCCAACGGCGCCGGTCGAACGCTATTTATCGACGACGATCGTGGCATGACACCCGCGGATCCGCTCCTCGGCAGCGACAACCGTGCACTGTTTCGACACCTGATCGAGGACTTGCAGTACGCACCGACGCGCGAGCAGTCGGGCATGTCACCGGAGATCCAGAAGACGTGCCTCGGGATCTGGATCTTCGCGATCGCGTTCCCAGACCTGCTTCCGACCAAGCCGATCCTCCTCATCGAGGGCGATCCAGGATCCGGCAAGACGATGGCCATGCAGCGCATTGCGCTCGCACTCCACGGCGAGAACATGCCGATCCAGGTTCCCAAGCAGGAGGACAAGGACTTCGGCGTGAAGATTCTACGTCGACCGATCGCCATCCTCGACGACATCAACGAACCGGTGACGTGGCTGCGCGACATGCTCTGCACCTACGCGACCGGCGGCGGCTGGAGCAAGCGCAAGCACTACACCAACGACGCCGAGCACGTGATCAAGCCGGAGAGCTTCCTCGCGATCACGACGAACAACCCATCGACGTTCCGCCAGGCGCAGTTGGCTGACCGTTGTCTCATCCTTCGCCTCGAACGTCGCGAGGACAAGAACGGTTACCTCGGCGCCGAAGCACTGTTCGAGCAGATCCGCGCCGATCGTGACGAGATCTTCGGCGACTGGCTCACGTGGCTCAACGAGATCGTCGCTGAGCTGCGCAAGAACCGGAAACCGCGTCCGACGAAGTCGCGCATGGCTGACTTCGCGCACCTTGCACACGTGATCGGTCGCGTGCTCTCTCGTCCAGGCGGACCGAAAGGCAACTGGTCGCCTGAAGCGATCGACACGATGCTTACGTGCATGCAGTCCGAGCGCAACGCGCTCGTGATCGAGGGTGATCCGCTGACCGAGATCATCGACCGTTGGCTCGAAGTCGCTTCGAACCAGGGTCGTGAGGTTCGCGTTTCAGATTTGCATCGCGAGCTGGCGAATATCGCGCGCGCATCTGGTAGTACGACGTTCTTCAAGTCACCCAAGGCGCTCGCTACACGCCTCAAGGAGGCGGACGCCGCGCTCAAGGAACACTTCGAGATCTCGCGACGTGTCGCCCACGGCGGCGTCACGATGTACACGTTCCGACGTACGTAAGACACTCTCAAGCTAGGGGATCACGTCCATGAGTCAATTGACAGCGTGCCAGCCGGGTTGGTTGGCGATTTTCGAAAACGCCCACGGAGACGGCTTCTCGACGGAGCCCATCGCGTGTTGGTTGTTGTCCAACGACGACGAGGACGTGCGACCGATCTGTGCGCTCGGTGGTGACATGACCGACGCCTCGCAGGCCAAGAACTTCATCGGTGTTGCCGGTCCGGGAACAGCGGCCAAAGCGGTGTATGAGGCAATGCGCGCGCTGCCGGTCAAGAAGGCAACGTAGTCATGCAACGAAACTTGGTAGAAGGTGACGAAATCAAGACCGCCGCGGGGACCGGGAAAATCCGTCGCATCGGTCCGATTCAACGTAGCGACAGCAGCAAGTACGCGTGGGCGATGCTCACGTTGGATCTTGCCGGGCAGACCGCCTACTGCGTTGCGCGCGAGGACGAGCTGCTGCGCAGCGACTGATCCATGGCGCTGGTCGAAACTACAGTCGTCAACGTCTACACGACGCCGTTCGATGTGAAGATCGATCGGACGACGCCGTTCGGCAACCCATTCATCTTGGGCAAGGACGGCGATCGCACGACGGTGCTCGCGAAGTTCAAGACGTACTTCCTAAAGCGCGTCGAAGAAGAGCCGTTTTTTCGTCGACAGGTGTTGGCGCTTCGTGGAAAAAAGTTAGGGTGTGTCTGTGCTCCAAAAATCTGTCACGGGATGGTGATCGCCGAGTGGTTGGAGGCGAACGCAGCATGAACGCACAACAGAAAGCGCTCGTCAGCCGCGAGCTGGCGAAGGCGTCGACGGCGCTACACAACGCCCACATGTTGGCCGTGCACGGCGGTGATATGGATCTGGCCGCCGCACTCATGAAGGACAAGATCTCGGTCGCGACGCAGATCACCGCGCTGAGCGGCGGTCCTGTGCGCGTCACCGGAGCTGAGCTACTGAAGCACCCGCCGAAGTAACGCAATAGTCGCCCACTAGGGAACGCGCAAGCGTGTGGGCAAGGGAGAGCTGATGAGCCGTAGGAAGCCAGAAGGACCGACGCACTTGCTTTGCGTCGTTGCTACAGCGAGCGCCGACGATGTCGGACCGGCGATCGCACACCAACGCGCACAGCTACAGGGCAAGACAGCTGCATGGGTCCCTGATGTTCCGACGCTGTGGAATCCCAACACGGTGGAGACAGTTCGCGACGGTAGTGGTCGCCCGGTGATGATCATCCCGATCGAGAAGCTCGATCCGCGCGTGAAGTTCGTCGCCGTCTACATCGACGACTACGACGCGAGCATGAGCACGACACTTGGGGAGCTGCAGTGACCGCCGCGACGCAGAAGACCGGCCGCGTCACCAAGCTGACGCACGTCAAAGGCGCGATGGAGTACCGCTTCGTGCCCAAGGGCTGGACCACGCCTCCCGGATTCGAAAATCTGTGTTGGTTCGAATTCGATCCTGTCGAGCACGCCGACGAGTACGCGAAGTGGAAGGCGGACATCGGTCACGCCCGTGGTGCGCGCCTCAAGAAGTTCACCGGCTCCAACGTCGAGTGGGACTTCACAGCGAGCTGGTACCACGACGGCAAGATCGTCTACCGAGTCCGCGTTGACCATGATCCTGTCGAGCGTCCTGTGCTCGTCGTTATCGGAGGCTTCTCGTGAACAAGCACACCACGTTTCGGAAGCTCTTGAAGGAACGACTCGCCATTGGGCAGGCGCTACAGACGGAGCTGGACAAGCTCGTGCCACCAACTCCAACGGGCTACCTCCGCGCCAATGAACACTGGAAGGTCGTCTACGTCGCGCCGGGTGAGGGTCCCGTGGAGTTGGAGATCGCCATCGAGCCCCCTGACGGCGCTTACGAGTGGCGTTCGCCGCGAGCGCAGCAACTCAACACACTTCAAGCGCTACTCGGCTGCGACGACATCTACGTCAAGGCGATCGGCGGACCTCACTACATCGCGTACTACAACAAGACCTAACTGAAGGACCACGCCATGAAAGAGCCGTTTCTCAAGATCGTCGACCACCTGAACCCCGAAGACGTCGCCATGTTGCAAGCGCTCTACTCGCGTTCGGCAGACAGCGTCGAAGAGCATCTGAAGCGCGTCAAGGAGGTCGGCTCCGGCAAGTTCATGAAGCAGTACTACGTCGGCTTCAACCACAAGTCGATTGCCGACTGCGGCTCGACGACGATGTTCACCGAAGGCGTAAGCCTTCTCGCGGCGAAGGCGATCCAGGATTGGCCGCTGTACTCGGGCCAAGAGACGAGCACGCGCTACATCAACATGAGCCAGCAGCCGATCATCGACCCGATCGGGTCAGCCGAGTCGCTAGCGATCCTCGAAGCGTGGATGGCCTTCTACGTGAAGCATCAGGATCGTGTCGCCGAGATCATCGCCCTTCGATATCCGAAGGGCGAAGCTGAGAAGCAAGAGACTTACGATCGTGCGGTGAAGGCGCGCGTGTTCGATGTTCTCCGTGGCTTCCTGCCAGCTGGAATCACAACGCAGCTGTCGTGGCACTCAAACTTGCGACAAGCCGACGACCACCTATCATGGATGCTGCATCATCCGATGCCAGAGGTTGTGCGGGTCGCGCTGCAGCTGCGCAGATTGCTCCACGAGCGCTATCCGTCGAGCGGGTTCAACCATTTTGGTGGGGCTGGCGTCAGCGGCGTCGCCAACAAGGACGAAGGACTCCGCGATGTACGTCAGGAGTGGATGTGGCGTGTAGCCACGGAGTGGACGTATTCGGCGCGGTGGGCACCGACGCACGCGGAGAGTGTCGACGTGTTATCGACGGGCTTTCGTGGTCTCGACTACGACGCGGACGCGCGGATGGAGCCCTACAAGGAGATGCTCGCGACGAGGCCGGAAGGCTGCGTGCTGCCGCACTTCCTGACGTCACTCGGGCAGTTCAACCTACGACACTTGATCGATTTCGGTTCGTTCCGCGACGCACAACGACACCGAAACGGCGTCGTTCAGATGCCGCTCCTCGACACGAGCTTCGGCTTCGAGCGGTGGTACCTGGAGCAGCTTGGTGACCCAAACAACGGGGATGTCGGCGGCCTTCGCGACGAAGCCGTCGAGCTGATCCACAAGCAACAGGAACGAATCCGTACACTGTCGACGGATCCTGTGAAGCGCCAGTACTATGTCGCGCTCGGCTTCCGTGTGCCGTGCCAGATGACGATGGCGCTTCCCGCGCTGCTCTACTACCTGGAGCTGCGCTCGAAGAAGACCGTCCATCCGACGCTGCGGCATCAGGTTCATAACGTGGTCAGGAAGTTCCAGCAGGTCTACCCGCCGGAGCAGATCGCGTTGCATGTGGACATGGACCCGAGCGACTGGGATGTCCGTCGCGGCAACCAGACGATCACGAAGCGTTGAGCTGTGGCAAACGAACTTGTCAACGCCGCCATCGAATACGCCAACCTGATCTATGGACTGATCGACCCACGAACGCAGATGGTCTTTTACATCGGAAAAACTGAACGCGGGCTTTCGCGCACAAAGCAGCATCGTCATGAGAAAAAGAATAAGGCGCTACGCGCCGTAATCGCTGCCTTGCAGAAAGCCGGGCTGACTTACGAGGTTATCGTACTTGATCGAACCGACGAGCCTCGAACGCCGCGCGTCGTGTGTTGGTGGAACCGAGATCGCGCCCCAACGCACCTCGCCGATCTGGAGAGGTGGTGGATTGCAATGGGTCGCGCAATGGAATGGCCGTTGACGAATCAAACTGACGGCGGTGAAGGCGCGCCAAACCGATTCGACGTAGGACAACGTTCGATCATCGCCAAGAAGGCCAAAGCGGCGATGTCACCGAAACAACGGAGTGCGGCTGTGGTCAAAGCCAACGCAACACGCGGTCCTGAACAGCGAAAAGCGATTGCACAAAGAGCAGCGGCGACACGTGTTGCATCGGGCGTCCAAGCAATGCTGAACGCGGCCACGTCACAACGCAACAGGACACGAACGTCAGAACAGAATTCAGAGAACTCGCGACGTTCATGGTCAGAAGAACGCCGCGCACATCGTAGCGCGCAAATGACGGCTTACATGGCGAAGTTCACACCCGAAGAACGTCGCGAGCGCGCCCGCCGCAGCAACGCCTTACGAACGCATGAAGAACGTAGCGCTGCTGTACGGAGGGTGCATGCGGCACGTACGCCTGAACAGCGGAGCGAGATCGTGCGAAAAGGGCATTTAGCTCGTCGGAGGTCTTCCACCAATGTCGAATGACCTCTTGGAAGCAGCACTTACGTATGCCAGTAGGGGATGGCGCGTGATCGCGTTGCATTTTTTAAATCAGTACAACGGAGTGACGGGCTGTTCATGTCGTAAGAAGACTGAGTGTACGGCAATAGGCAAACATCCGATCTTCCCAAAGTGGCGCGAGATCGCGACGACGGATACAGATAGATTGCATGTCTGGTGGCGACATAAACCGAGAGGGAATGTTGGCCTCTTGATGGGTGGCGCAGCGAGTCTCGTGTGCGTCGACATCGACGGCGACGAGGGCCGTGCGTCGTTGAAGAAGCTCGAAGCTGAGAACAGCAAGCTCCCGAAGACGCGCTCGCAGACGACGGGACGCGCGGGCGGCGGCGAGCACTTTCTCTTCCACGTCGATCCGTTCTACGTCGACTGGATTCGGAACCGCGCGAAGGTAGCGCCCGGCCTCGATTTCAGATCCGAGGGCGGCCTCATCGTCGCGGCGCCGTCGCTGCACCTATCCGGCAACCGCTACCAGTGGCGTGATCCGAACTATCCCATCGCCGAGTTGCCGGAGTGGATGTTCAAGCTGGCGCTCTCGAAGCGCGAGGTCTCGCACGAGGTCTTGTCGAGCGGTGAGCGCCCCAAAGAGGAAGATCTCGCGCGAGTCGGTTGGCCGCTCGAACGGCGCATGGCCGCTGCGCGCGTCGAGCTGGCGAAGGCTGAACCGGCGATCCAAGGTCAGAACGGATCGGCCGCGTGCTATCGCGCAGCGATTCTCGTGACGCGTGGATTCTGTATCCCCGTCGAGGGTCACAACCACGTCCACGACCTCATGTGGGAGGTCTACAACCCGCTGTGCGTACCGTCCTGGCCTGAGGACGAGCTGACGCACAAGATCCACGACGCCGAGAAGGTCTCCTACGCGCCGTGGGGCTTCCGTCTGAACTTCGCGATCATGACGGAGCAGTATTCGAAGCCGCACAAGACCAAGCTGGTCGCGCCGATCGGTACAACGTCGCCGACAGGAGCCAGTGATGTACACGCGCGGCTGGCCGCGCACGCGTCGTTGGTGCGTCCACAGCCGAGTGCGCGGCCGGTGAGGCCGCCGACGCGGGCCGAATTGCTTGCGCGGCCTGATCGTCGAGATCCGGAGATCGCCTCACAACCAGTTCCGAAACCGTCTGTCGACGAAGACGACGAAGGAGTCGCCGAATGCGTTTGATCTACTTGGCACATCCTCTCGGCGCACCGACCCCCGAAGGTGTCGAAGCCAACAAGGCACGCGCCCGTCGCTGGATCCGATGGATCTACGATCACCTCAATGTCGGACGTGTTCGAGTTGCCGTCGTCGCTGATTGGCTGATCACGTGCGACGTCCTCGACGACTTCAACCCTGATCATCGTTCGCAGGGTATGACGATGAACAAGGCGATCATCCCCGTGTGTCACGAGTTTTGGATGGTGGGTGGTCGCGTCTCGTCGGGCATGGAAGAGGAGTGGAAGCTCGTCCGCAACCTCATCGCGAGTCGAATGAGTCCGATGAAGCGCTACTTCGACCTGACGTGGCTCGGCGACGAGCCGCCAGCTGTCATGCCTGATGAGGTCAAGGCACTCGTCGCATGACGCTCGATCCCAACATCCGGCGTGAGGCGTGGGGCGTCTTGAAGATGTACTCGACGCCGCAGCAAGAGCTGATCAAGAAGAACCTGTACGGCCCCCGCGAAGCGCGTCTGGCAGGTGCCATCGTTGCCAACAGCATGGTTGCAGTGGTCCATCAGCAACCGACGGAAACAGATGCGTTACGCGAGCTACAGGAAAGCGCCTGGGAGACCGTCTCGGCGCTGGTGGAGCTGTTGAAGCAGGCTGCGCAGATCATCGAGGACAACGTCGCCGGTGATCACGTGGCGTTGCTGAATGAGATCGATCGTGAAGTGTCGTCGGCCGAGGAGAACTTCGACTACGCGGAAGCTGACGCTGCGACGGAGGAAGGCACGTCGTCGTTCAAGGTCATCGTGTTCCCGCCATTGATCGACGCGCCGGATCAAGCGATCACGGCGTTCGTGGAGAAGATACGGGTGCGGGCGATCCCAGTGTGGGTGGCCGACGAAAATGACCAGACCAAGCGCCTGAAGGCGATGACCATCCGCGAGATCTACAACATCGGCCGTGTTGCGGCCGTCGTCATCACGAATGTTGATGGCATGGTGCTCGATGGCTGGTACAACGGTCTGCCCTGGGTAGAAGAAGTCACGAGCAAGTTGGCAGCGCTACAGGAGCGGTTTCGATGAAGCAGAAGACCAAGAAGCGCGTGCGTGACCCACTCGCGAAAGCCAAGAAGGCCGTGCCGCCCATATCGCTGGCGAGGGCCAAGGCAACAGTGCGTCGTCGACCGCCGCCGAAGAAGGTCACGTCGAGCGTATTCCACGTTCTCGACACCAAGGGCGAGGTCTTTGGTGAGTACGCGACGCGCGAAGATGCCTGGCACGACGCCGTCGGCCCGCGGTTCTGCAAGGGCTTCTATATCGTCGAGTACGCGAAGCGCGGTGTGCGTCGGTACGACTATAACGCGGCGTCGCTGAAGGAGATGCGCGATGTCGGTAGATGAAAAGAAGAGAGATGGCGGCTTCCTGGACGTTCAGCTCGTCGAGAAACTGTTGTCTTCGTCGGTCGAGATGCCGGCTGATGACAAGGTCAAGATCCTGCGCGGGCTCGTGACGACAGGCCCGTACGCGTCGGTCAAGGAGATGGAGGCGTTGCCGCAAGGCGTGGCGACGTTCCTACGTGCGCTGCGCGATCTGTTGCCTGACGTCCTCGACGAGATCGATCGAGCTGTCGGACAAGAGAAGCAGACGGCGTCGG